TCAGACAAGGTGGTTTTATTCCATTACACTCAGACGAAGAGGATGAGCCTTTGGAACATAATCGTACCGCAAATTATTATTAGGAGATTGAATTGGCTATAGAAAGACAACCAGCTACGCCTATAGAAGGAACAATAGAACAAGACCCTCAAGAACAAGGATTAAGTATTGCTATAGAGAACCCAGACTCAGTAGCCATTGAAACCGAAGATGGTGGAATGATTATTGATTTTGATCCTAATGCCAAAGACATAGGCGATGTAGAATTTGATTCTAACTTAGCTGAACACATAGAAGATGATGTCTTACAAGAGCTAGGCTCTAAACTTGTTGGCGACTACACTGGAGACAAAGACTCAAGATCAGATTGGGAAGAAACATACACAAAAGGTTTAGACCAACTTGGACTCAAGATAGAAGAAAGAACAACTCCTTGGGCAGGAGCTTGTGGTGTATTTCATCCAATGCTTAGTGAAGCAGTTATACGCTTTCAATCCCAATCAATTACAGAAATGTTTCCTGCTGCTGGACCAGTTAGAACTAAGATAGTAGGAAAGATTACAGAAGAAAAAGAAAAACAATCGCAGAGAGTAGAAGATTACTTAAACTACTTACTGACACATGAGATGTCAGAGTACAGAACTGAAACAGAAAAGATGTTATTTTCCTTGCCATTGGCAGGTTCTGCATTTAGAAAAGTTTATTTTGATCCTAGCTTAGATAGACCTAGTTCTATCTTTGTACCAGCAGAAGATGTTGTAGTGAACTACGGAGCAAGTGATTTAGAAACTTGTGAAAGAGCTACTCATGTTATGCGTAAATCTTCTAACACAGTTAGAAAGATGCAGTTCAATGGTTTCTATAAAGACATAGATATACCTGATGGGTCACAGAAAAATTCTGATATTACTAAGAAGTACAATGAAATTACAGGTGAGTCCGATACTTACAACTACGATCAAAACCATACAATATTAGAAATGCAGGTAGATTTAGACCTAGAAGGGTTTGAAGATACAGATGAGAACGGAGAAGAAACAGGCATAGCAATACCTTATGTTGTTACCATTGATTTTCCAAGTGGCATTATTCTTAGCATAAGAAGAAACTACTACGAAGATGATGCAAAGAAAATTAGAAGAATGCACTTTGTTCATTACCAATACCTACCAGGATTAGGTTTCTATGGGTTTGGTTTGATACACATGGTAGGTGGATTAGCTAAATCAGCTACATCTATACTAAGACAATTGGTTGATGCAGGTACTTTAAGTAATTTACCTGGTGGTTTAAAAGCAAGAGGATTGCGTATTAAAGGAGATGACACTCCTATAATGCCTGGTGAGTTTAGAGATGTTGATGTACCAGGTGGTGCTATTAGAGACAACATTACATTCTTACCATACAAAGAACCATCGTCTACATTGTTTGCCTTGTTAGGAAACATAGTAGAAGAAGGCAGAAGGTTTGCCAGTATGTCTGATATGAAAGTATCTGATATGAGCAACAATGCACCTGTTGGAACTACACTAGCATTGCTAGAAAGAAATCAAAAAGTTATGAGTGCTGTTCAATCTAGACTCCACGCTTCTATGCGTAAAGAGTTTAATATCTTAGTTGGTATCGTTAAAGATTTTACAGACCCTTCCTATCCATATGAGACAGATGAAGGAGAAGATATTAAAACAGAGGATTTTGATAACAGAGTAGATGTACTACCAGTATCTGATCCTAACGCAGCAACAATGGCTCAAAGAATTATGCAATATCAAGCTGCAATGCAGTTAGCTCAATCAGCTCCTGATATGTATAACTTGCCTGAACTGCACAGACAAATGCTTGGTGTATTAGGCATTGAAGATGTAGAAAATATTATTCCAGATACAGATGATGTCAAACCAGTTGACCCAGTTACTGCAGTGCAGAACATTATTAATGGCAAACCTGTTAAAGCATTTATTGATCAAGATCATCAGGCACATATTGCTGTCGTTACATCAGCACAACAAGACCCAGAGATACAACAGCTAGTAGGGCAAAGTCCAAATGCTCCTTCTATCCTTGCTTCTGGTTCAGCTTACATTAATGAACATTTATCTATGCAGTATAGAAAGAAAGTTGAAGAAGAGATGGGCGTAGAGTTACCAGCAGAAGGTGAACCTTTACCAGCAGATGTTGAGAAGCGTATATCAAGCCTTGTAGCAGAAGCAGCCAAAAGAGTATTAGGTACTTCACAAGCTCAAGCTGAACAGCAGAGAGTACAAGAACAACAAAAAGACCCACTTATACAAGCCAAAGAAAAAGAAGTAGCAATAAAAGAAGCACAAGCAAAAGCTAAAATGGAAATAGACGAAGGCAGATTAATGCTTGATGCTACTAAAGCTGCATCGAATAAACAAATACAAGAAGCAAGAATTAAACAAGAACAAGAAATTGCTGGTGCTAAAATAGGACAGCAAGTTGCTAGTGATTTGATAGCACTTGAAGCAGACAAAGAAAAAGAAGCTGTTAAAGATTTTAGAACAGGTATTGACATCACAAAAGAATTGATGAAAGATAGCGATTAGTATGTTAAATGAAATCACAGAGCTATCACTTTCAGAACATCTGAAATTAAAATTGCGTTCTATGATGAATGAACACGCTGATCATATTGCTACAGGAGCTTGTAAAGACTTCTCCGAGTATCAAAAGATGATTGGAATTATCGAGGGTATTGCCCTTGCAGAACGAGAACTACTGGATTATGTAGAAAAAGTTTTAACATTATAGGAACTCGACTCCTAAAGTCGTGCAAAATATGAGTAAAAAAGAAAAAGTCAGTATCCCAGAACCAGAGAGTGTTGATACTCCTGTAGTAGCTGAGGATGTCAAAAGCCAACTACCAGAACCTAAAGGTTGGAAAATTCTTATAGCAATGCCTAAGATAGATGAAAAGACCGATGGCGGTATCATTAAGGCATCTACGACTGTAAGAGATGAAGAAGTTAGTAACATTTGTGGTTATGTCCTTAAATTAGGAAACGAGTGTTACCAAGATACTAAAAGATTCCCAAGTGGTCCTTGGTGCAAAGAAAGTGATTGGGTTGTATTTCGTGCTTATTCAGGCACTCGCATAAAAATGTATGGACAAGAATTTCGTTTAATAAATGATGACACTGTGGAAGCGGTGGTCGATGATCCAACAGGAGTAGTAAGAGCATGAGTAAAGCAGAAATAATTAATGAAGAGCCTAACTTTGAAGGTGTTGTTCCACAAACACAAGAAGATCAATTCTTTGGAAAACAAACTGAAATTGATAATAACATTCCAGATGACTTGGAAGTTACTATTATTGATGACACCCCTGAAGCAGACCAAGGCAGAAAACCAAAAGCTGAAAATGCTCCAGTGGAAGTTGATGACGATGTTGTAGACAAAGAGATAGCTGATTACAGCAAAAGAGCTGCTGATCGCATAGCTAAAATTAAATACGAGTATCACGAAGAACGCAGAGCAAAAGAAGCAGCAACAAGAGAGTCTACAGAAGCTGTAACAAGGCTTCAAACTATGATGTCTGAAAACCAAAGGCTACAAGCAATGGTTGAACAAGGCGGAGAAGTATTAAACAAACAAGCACATAACAATGCTTTGTGGGCAAAACAAAGTGCTAATGCTGAATTTAAGAAAGCCTACGAAGAAGGCGATGCTGATGGAATGACTAAAGCACAAGAGATGATAGCTAAAGCTACTCTTGCAGAGCAACAGTCCTCAAGCATGGCACAGAATGTACAACAACAAGTTGTTAGCAAAATGCCTGTACAACAACCTGTACAACAAAAACAAGAGCTAGACCCTGAAATGAAAGCATGGTCAAGCAAGAATCCTTGGTTTATGAGCACAGTTGATGAACATCAAGAGATGACCTCATACGCTTTAACCATTGATAAAAGACTTCGCAACAAAGGATTACTTCCTGAAAAAGATGCAAGTCAATATTACGCAGAAGTAGATCAAAATATGCGTAAAGAATATCCAAATTTTTTTGGTGTTCAAGTAGAAGAGACTACAGAAGTAGTTCACGAAACTGGAACACAAAAACGACAACCTTCAACAGTTGTTGCATCCGCCACGAGGGATAGCGGAAATAAGAAACCCTCGCAAATCCGTCTGACTCAGACTCAAGTTAAACTAGCACGACAACTTGGCATAAGTCCTGAGCAGTATGCAAACCAATTATTAAAGGAGATTTAATATGTCAGATAAAGAAATTAGTAATAACACTAAGGAAGTTAAGACTGACTCTCCTATAGAACAAGTGCGTACTCCAAGGAGTATAGAAAGTCGAGAAATCGATCAAAGACCAATGAGTTGGGATACGGCAGGTAATCTTCCAGAACCTGATCCTCAAGAAGGATTAGTATTCAGATGGATTAGAACTACCCTATTAGGGCAAAGTGATAATCCGAATGTTTCTAGAAGAATGCGTGAGGGGTGGAAACCTGTTGCACTTGAAGATCATCCAGAACTTCAAATACATATGCAAGATCATAACTCAGAATGGGCAAAGAAAGGTCACATTGAAATAGGCGGACAATTGTTATGCAGTATGCTACAAGAAAGAGCACAAGCTAGAGATAAACACTTTAGTGACTTAGCTTCTTCTCAAGTAGACTCTGTTGATAACACTTATTTTAAAGACCAAGACAATCGAATGGCGACCAAACAAGTGTTTGAACGCAAGTCGAAAACAACTTTTGGGAAAGATTCTTAGAATCTTTTTTTATTAATTTAATAAGGAGACAATTATGTCAACCACAGCAACTCCCTTTGGGAGCAGACCTCTTGGTACTATTGTTGGAAGCCCTTATCAAGGAAAAGTTACACATTACAAAATTAAAAATGCATATGCTACAGACATATTCTATGGCGATATTGTAAAGTTAACTGATAACAATCCTAATACCACTATTGAAAAAGATACTGGTACTGCGACTTTAACACCAATTGGTGTTTTCCTTGGTTGTGCTTACACTGATCCTACTACAGGTCAATTCACACCAAATCAATATTTTCCAGCTTCAATAGCTGCAGATGATATTGTTGCGTATGTTGCTACTGATCCTTTTGTAATAATGCAAATGCAAGGCGATGAAAGTCTTACTCAAGATGACTTGGGCAAGAATTGTGCTATCGTGCAAACTGCAGGAACTACAGCTATTGGAAACAGTAAAAACAGCGTAGATGGGAGTACAGCAGCTACTACCGCCACACTACCACTAAAGATTATCGATTTTGTCGATGGTCCTGATAGTGCAGTTGGCGATGAGTTCACTGATGTACTTGTAATGTTTAACGTAGGGCATCAATTGCTCAACACAACTGGCATAGGCTAAGGAGTAAATAATGGCAGCTATATCAAGAGCTAATGAGCTAAAGCAACTATTACCTGGACTTAACGCCTTATTTGGTGAAGAGTATGGTAATTACGAAAACGAGCACGAAGAAATTTATGTTTCAGAGAATTCCGAGAGATCATTTGAGGAAGAACTAAAACTATCTGGCTTCGGTGCAGCACCTGTAAAGAATGAAGGATCAACTATCAGTTATGATGTTGCTCAAGAATCTTTTGTGGCTCGTTACACACACGAAACTATCGCAATGGGATATTCAGTTACAGAGGAAGCTATGGAAGATAATCTATATGTTTCTTTGTCAGCTAGATATACTAAAGCACTAGCTCGTGCAATGGCTTACACAAAGCAAGTAAAAGCAGCATTTCCATTAAACAATGGATTTAGCACTGCATTTACTTCAGGTGATGGAGTAGCATTATTTAGTGCATCTCATCCACTTGTAAGTGGCGGAACTAACAGCAATAGACCTACAGTAGGAGCTGACTTGAATGAAACATCTTTAGAAGATGCGATCATCCAAATTGGTAAATATACTGATGAAAGAGGTCTTAAAATTGCTGCACGACCTAGAAAACTAATAGTACCATCTGAACTTCAGTTTGTTGCTACTAGACTTCTACAGAGTGACTATAGAGTTGGAACGGCTGACAATGACATCAACGCTATCAAGACTAATGGAGTAATTCCAGAAGGCTATTCAGTTAATCATTATTTAACTGATACTAATGCTTTCTTTATTACTACTGATATTCCTGATGGTATGAAGCATTTTGTCAGAGCACCGATGACAACATCTATGGATGGTGATTTTGAAACTGGTAATGTTAGATATAAAGCTAGAGAAAGATATTCCTTTGGAGTATCCGATCCGCTTGGTATCTATGGTTCACCAGGTAGTTCGTAAGAACACTTAGGGGGAGCTTATGTTCCCCCTTTTTTTTTAATCTAGGGAATTTTTAATTAATCTATCAACTGCCCTAGCAGACTTGCCAAGATGATAGATACTTTCTTTTAGGAGAATAAAATGGCTAACACAACATTTAATGGACCAGTTAGGTCCGAAAAAGGCTTTAGAACAATTGATATAAATTCAACAACAGGTGGAATTACTGATGGATTGGTAATCAATTCAGATGGTAATATTTTTACTGATGCTGGTGCACATACTCAGTATGTAGCAACAACAGGATATGGTCCTGCTGACTTTATCGTAGGTAAAGGCGGTAGCCAAAAAAATACTGTCGATCCTTTTACTTCAGGACTTACAGAGTTATTTCCTTTAGGCAGTAGATTACTTTATGGTAATACTGTTTATGCATATGGTAGATTAGCGGCAACTGCTGTAACAGCAGGTAAGTGTGTAACTCACGCTGCATCAATCGCACATCACTTTGATTTAACACCAACTGCTGGCGTAGCCGCAGGTGAAACTGCAATCTCAGTTGAGACTGCTGGTACTGACATAACTCTTAACCAATATGCAAATGGTTATCTTTATGTAAATGATGCTGCAGGTGAAGGTCAAATGCTTAGAATTAAATCTAATCCAGCACATGATCACTCAGCCGATCCTTCTATTGTTATTACTTGCTACGATGATTTAGCAACAGCGATAACTACAAGTTCAAGAATTACCTTAATTCCTGATCCAAGAAGTGGATTAATAGGTCAAGCTGCAACAACTACAGGTGCTACACTTGGTGTAACAATAGTAGATATGGCAGCTAGTGCTTATGGTTGGTTTGCTGTTTCAGGACCTGCTACAGTATTAACTTCAGGAACATTAGTTGTAGGTAATCACGCAGTACCTTTAGGTGCAGTCGGTGCAGTTGGACCAGCAGCAGGAGATGTTATTCAAGTAATTGGTGTGGTTATGATTGTTAATGTAACTACTGATTACTCGTTAATTAACCTTGCAGGTATTATTTAAGGAGTAAATTATGGCAGCAAGATCAGATGTTCTTGCGGTAACAATTACCGCAGATACAGTAGCCTTAGATGCCGATGGAATATCAGTAGCAGCCTCAGTTGGAAATAACGCAGCCCTCGTAATAGGGGGAGCGTTAGCTTCTGGGGGAGCTGTTGCACTTAGTCACGGAAGAATAGTTACTATCCTTTCTGCTGGGAATGATGCAGCTAAGTCCTTTACTGTTGTTGGAACTGATATTAATGGAGATGCTCAAACAGAATCTATTACAGGTGCTAATGCAGGCACAGCTACTGGAGCAGTATTCTTTTTAAGTATTGCTTCGATAACTGCGGTAGGCAACCCAGCAGGTAATGTCTCAGCAGGAGTTAATACTTCAGCCGCAGATGTAATATTTGCAGGCAGAGCAAGATTAAAAGGTATTTATTTAACTAGTACAGCAACAGCAGGAACTACGGATTATTTGACTACTTCCCCCACAGGAACAAGTCTTATGAAACTAAGTTCAGTTGGGGATGCTGACGCAACAAGAGACGTGGTAATACCTTCAGACGGTGTTGTTTTCAGTGATGGAATCTATATTCAATACACTGTGTCCACATTCTTGACAATGACAGTATTCCACGCATAAGGAATGGCAACTTCAGGTACTCGTGCATTTAGTTTAAATGTAGCGACCGCAATAGAAGAAGCATATGAGCTTGCGGGGTTAGAAGCCCGCACCTCTTATGACGCAATAACTGCTAGACGTTCTTTAGATATAATGTTTGCAGATTGGTCTAATCGTGGTGTTCAAATGTGGGAAGTGAGTAAACAAACTCAAACTCTTACAAAAGGCACTAACGAATACGCTTTAAACTCTTTTGATATTGATATCCTTGATGCGTATATTGAGAGAACAATTAATGGAATTGTTACTGATTATCAATTAACCAGGATTGATCGTAATGAATATGTAAATATTCCTACTAAAACAACAGAAGCTCGTCCGACTCAATTTTGGGTTGAAAGACTAACGATTCCTGTTGTTCATGTTTATCCCACGCCCGAGAACTCTACGGACAAACTCGTTTACTATTCTTGGCAAAGAATACAAGATGTAGGTACTTCTATTAACGACCCCGACATACCTAGTCGTTTTATTCCTTGTTTAGTTTCGGGATTAGCTTATTATTTATGTATAAAGAAAAACACTCAAAAGTTACCAATAATACAAGCTTTGTATGAAAAAGATTTATTAAACGCTTTGCAATACGACGCAGATAGATCTTCTGTTCATTTAGTTCCAACTAGAGGGTATATGTAATGGCGTATGCCAGTGGCAAACACGCAAAAGCTATTTGTGATAGGTGCGGGTGGCAATACCCATATTTATCTTTAAAAACAGAATGGAATCATGCTCGTGTGTGTCCTGAATGTTTTGAAATTAAACATCCACAATTAGAACCAATACAAGTTCCTGTTGATTCAGAAGTTTTATGGAAACCTAGACCTGACGTACCTTTACCCCAATCAGGATTAGGGAAAGTTACAACTACAAATCTTTCTACAACTGTTATTAACACAACAGGAACTAATTCTATGATTTTTAAAGACGACCCAAATATAGGCAGTAAGTTTAGTGGAGAATCAGGTTCAGGTACTTTAGGCGACTTAACAGTGAGTACAGACTAATGGCAGGATTTACAAAAAGCGGATTAACAACAGCAATCCAAAACTACATGGAAAACACGGAAACTACGTTTACCGCAACTATCCCTACGTTTATACAACAGGCAGAAGAAAAGATTTTAAAAACAGTACAGCTTCCTGTTTTTCGTAAAAACGTAACAGGGACAGGAACCGCATCAAATACTTATCTCCAAATGCCTAGTGATTTTTTATCTCCGTTTAGCTTAGCTGTTTTAGATTCAAGCAATGCGTATACCTATCTTTTGTTAAAACATGTCTCCTGGATAAGAGATTACACCCCTATTGAGACAACTACGGGAGATCCTTTATTCTATGCAGAATTTGATAATGAAACTTTTATTTTAGCGCCGACACCTAGTTCAGCATTTACATTTGAATTACATTATTTTTATCGACCGACTTCATTAACTTCTGAAGCAGATAATGGAACAACGTGGTTAGCCACCAACGCATCTAATACTTTGTTATATGGTTGTTTATTAGAAGCAGCTATTTTTATGAAATTAAATCCTCAAGAGATCATGTTATATGATCAAAAATATCAAGAAGGATTAGCACAATTAAAAATGCTTGGAGAATCTAAATCTGTTCGAGACGAAACTAGGTACGACAACCTTAGAGTTTCTCCTCAACAACCTTCTCCACAACAACAATAATGTTAACAAAACCCGTAAAAGAATTAAAAGGAAAAAACATAGCGTTGGTAGCTATGGGTCAAAGTCAAATCGACTACCATTTAGCTAGGACACATAGTTTAACTTTTGACGAAGTATGGGCGGTAAATGCTATGATAGGAGTTTTACCTGACGTAGATAGAGCTTTTATCTTAGATCCGATGAGTAGGTTTTTAGATACAGAAGATGCAGGCTCTATGACCCCTATGATGAGGAACCGTTTACCACAAATACAATACCCCATATATACGTGTGAGTTAGATAAAAGAGTACCCTCAGCAGAAGAATTTCCTTTAAACTCTTTAGTAGAAGATTTAGGTTGTGCTTATTTTAGTAACACAGTAGCTTACGCAATCGCATTTGCTCTTTGGAATAAAGTCAGTCATTTAACTGTGTTTGGGGTAGATTTTACTTATAAAGGAAATATGCATTTTTCTGAAGCGGGAAGAGCTTGTTGTGAATTTTGGTTAGCTAAATGCATGGACCAAGATATTGAAATATCTATTGCACCCCGTTCTAATTTATTAGATACTGATGTAGACATAAAAAATAAACTGTATGGTTATCATCGTTTAAGTGACCCCTTTATTACTTATGTAAAAGACGATAAAATGCAAACATGTAAATGGTCAGAAGTTCAAAAAGAACCAAAACAAAAATTTGTAGGAATGATAGGAAGAGAAGATTTAGAGTTTAACACCCCCGAACCAAATAAATACTAATGGAAACGAAAGAATTTTTATCAGAATTAGGTGATTTAGGGGTTACTACTACAAACAACAGGGGGCATACCGTAGACGAAGTAGCAGAAATGGCTACTAATAAATTAGTCTCTGTAAGTGATGAAGCTCCTGCACCCATTAGGGCTCAAGCTCATGCCTTTAGAAATGCATGCAAACAAGTGATTACTTTTTATATACAAGAAGGAATAAAAAACCATATGTGTACTATATGTAATCAATTAGAACAACAGGGTCACAAAGACCTAGCAAATATTATAAGGAGACTATAATGGCGATAACACAAGCGATGGCAACAAGTTTTAAAAAAGAACTTTTAGAAGCTAAACATAATTTTTTAGCGTCTGGAGGCAACAGTTTTAAATTGGCTTTATACACAAGCAGTGCAACTATGTCAGCAGCAACAACAGCGTTCACTACAACTAACCAAGCTAGTGGAACCAATTACACTTCTGGTGGAAATGCTTTAACAAATGTTAACCCAACAAGTTCTGGAACAACAGGGTTTACAGACTTTGCAGATTTAACTTTTGGTACAGCAACTATAACTGCTAGAGGTTGTATGATATATAACGACACCAATGCTGATCGAGCGGTAGCAGTATTTGATTTTGGTGGAGATAAAACATCTACAGCAGGTAGTTTTACTATATCTTTTCCAACAGCAAACGCAAGTAACGCTGTTATAAGAATAGCGTAACAAAGTAATTCAATATGTCAGTTGGATGGGGTAGAAGTACATGGGGTGCTGGTCCTTGGGGACAACCTCATAGAGTTGATGTATCTGTAGCACTTACAGGGCTTGCAGGTACAGGAGCAATAACTTCGGTTGCGACAACAGGAGCGGCTCTTCAAGGTGTTTCAGGGCTCGCTTCAACAATAGCTCTTGGTGAAGAAACCGTAACAGGTACTGCAAATGTTTTTCCAACAGCTGTTGCAGGGACAGGATCAGTTGGCAGCATCAGCACAGTTACTGACAATATACTTTCTATTTCAGGTCTTGCAGGTACAGGATCAGTTGGAGATGAAACAGTTCAAGGAGATGCAAATTTATTTCCTACAGGAATAACTGCAATAGGAAATATAGAAAGTTTAATTGTTTGGGGACTAGTTATTCCTGGTCAAACTGCTAATTACAGCTCGATTGCTACAGGACAAACTACAAACTGGGAAGAAGTTGCTTAACTAATAAGAAAAAAGAGAATATAATCAAACAGCACGGAGATAAAAAATGGCTAGTACATATGTAAATAACCTTAGATTAAACGAATTAGCTACTGGTGACGGTAGTGGAACTTGGGGGACAACGACTAATACGAATTTAGAATTGATTGGACAAGCACTAGGCTTCGGCACTAGAGCTTTAGCTAATGCTTCTACAGATAACATAACCATTGCAGACGGAGCTTCTGATTCCGACAGGGCATTGTATCTTAAACTTACAGGCGGTGGTCAAGCATGTACTGTAAGTCTATTACCTAACACAGTTTCTAAGATGTGGATAATGGATAATGGAACAGCAGCAGCACTTACTTTCACACAAGGTACTGGGGCTAATGTAATTATCCCAGCAGGAGAATCAAAAATAATAGCCTCAGATGGAGGCGGTTCAGACGCTATCGTTTATGACGTACTTACCGATACAAATTTAGCAGGTCACACAAAACTAGACGACCTTACAGTTAGTGATGACTTAACAGTAACCGATGACGCAGCAGTTGGTGGAGATTTAGCAGTAACAGGAACCGTTAACACAGTAGGCATCACAGGTCCTAAAACAAACTTTGCTGGCAGCATACTTATAAGTAACGATGCAGGAACAGGCACGTTAAACGCAGCTTCTAACAACACAGGATTAGG